ATTTGTTTTGATTGCTTTGTTAGAATGGCTGACACTAGATTTGTAGATTGGGATAAAGATATAGAGTTTAAACCAACAAGTCTTATCAGTCATATAAAAAATTGTAAATTAACTTTTTAATATGAAATATTTTTCAATAGAAGAAAAACTATTTAAAACAGAACCATTATTTATTATAAATTGTACTTGGCAAGAATTAGAAAAATTATTACAGAAAAAATATAAAATAGATTGTGATTTATCTGGAATAGGAGAAAGTGCAATGGGAACTGTTTTACATTTTGGAGAGCAAGGATTACATAGAATAGTTTGGCTTAAAAAATTTAATAAGAAACCAGAACATTTTGGAAGTTTAGTACACGAATTATTTCATTTAATTACTAGAATTTGTGAAGATAAAGGAATAACATTAAAACCTAATAACCAAAATGGCGAAACTACAGACGAACCACCAGCTTATATGATAGATTATTTTGTTAGGGAATTTTTAAAAAATTTAATTAGATAATATGGGAAAAAAATGGAAAGTAGAAATAAGAACCACTTGTAAAATATGTGGAAAAAAATTAGTAAAAGGACAAAGAACTTATTGTAGTCCAAAGTGTAGAGTAAAATTTCATAATGATAATCAAAATGCTAACCATTATGGAGTAAATTGGCAACGTAAAAAAAGAGACGCAATAGCAAGTATACCTGACCCTGATAAAGTTCAATGTCTTTTGTGTGGAAAATATTATGTTCAAGTTTGCTCTCACGTTTGGCAAGTTCACGGTTTATCTGCTAGAGAATATAAAGAATATTTTGACCTTGAAGTTAAGCAAGGTATAACTCCGGAGTGGTATAAGAAACTAAAAGGAGACCAAGCTATTAGTAATGGAACTTGGAGAAATTTAGTTGCTGGAACAAAATACAGATTTAAAAAAGGAGACACTAGAGCCGGAAACTATACTTGTTCTCACATAACAGTAGAGAAATTAAGAAAACATATTAAAATGGTAAACGAAAATAGAAAAACTATTGACGAAGACCAAGAATATGAAAGACAACGAGATTTAAACGAAGAAGGATTAATTAAATAAGATATAGTTATCCACTTTTTACACACAGAAAAAACTTGTGTCGACAGCTATTTTGGTGTATAATAGAAAGGCTAAAGAAGTTTCTTGTGGTCGAAGGAAACAAAATCTGGCGGAGATTACTCTGCTACTAATTAAACAATGATAGTATACTATCAAATAAACAAATATATATGGGATTAGAAACAAGACAAGGTGGTAATTTTATCACTATACTAGGTGGAAAACTTTGCCAAAGAGTGCCTGAAGGTACTGAAGGTTCAATCGAAAGAACTAATAAAATTGGTAATGTGGTACACGAGAAATTTTACGATAACTTCACTGGAAAACTAAAAGGAATTGAAGTACGAGAAGGAACTTACGGAAAAACTTGGAACTTAATGTTTCAAGATAAAAAAGAAGTTTATACTCTTCAATTATCTTACTCAAATAGTTTTGCTACAGCATTTTTAAAAATGCTACCAAATATAGATTTGAATAAAGAAATGAAATTATCTCCTTCTACAAAAGAAGTAGACGGAAAAAATAAAAGTTCATTATTTATCAATCAAGACGGTAAAGCACTTAAACACGCTTACACTAGAGAAAATCCAAATGGTATGCCAGATATGGAGCAACTTACTATTAAAGGAGTTCTTGTTTGGGATGATACAAAAAGATTAGTGTTCTTACAAGAAATGGTAGACACTAAAATTTTACCGGAATTAAATAGAATAAAACAAGCTGAAGGAAATGCTGAAATGTTAGGTGGAACAGTTGAAGAACCACCAGTTAAAAAAGAAGAAGCGGAAAATATTCCCTTCTAAATAATAAAAAACTATGTTTACAAATAACTGGTTCGAAATTACAGCAAAAGCAAATTTTGAAAAATATGTTAAAACCTTAGATTTAGGTGACTCGTTAGAAATAGGTTGCTATGAAGGACAAGCTTCTATATGGTTAATGGAAAATAGTAATACAAATTTGACTGTAATAGATACTTTCGAAGGAAGTAAAGAACACGATAGTCAATTTGAAACTACTTTATATACTAGATTTATGGATAACATAAAAAAGTATAAAGATAGAATACATATTAAAGTAGGAACTTCACAAAAAGAATTAAGAGAAACTCCTATTGCAGGTCAATATGACTTCATTTATGTGGACGGTTCTCACGAAGCGAAAGACGTTCTTGAAGACGCAGTATTAGCTTTTCCATTATTAAGAAAAGATGGTATAATGATTTTTGACGATTATACTTGGGGTGTTGGACTGGACTATTACGATAGACCATCGACTGGTATAGACGCTTTTCTAAATGTATATGGTAATCAACTAGATATATTAGAAAAGAATTCACAGGTAATCATAAAGAAAAAATAACAATTTAATCTCCCTCGATAATGTAGAATTTTTTAACAAGAATATCGGAGGAGAGTAGACTAAATAGCAGTTAATACTGTACGTTTTAGTGGGTTTTTCTACATTATCTCCTGCTTTTCCTGTACTTCGTTGACTGCTTTTAGTTTACTCTCTCTCGATATTTGAAATAAAATAATGTATGAATAATCAATTTTTAACTTACTTTCCTGACCACGTTTATAGATATATAGACCAAACTGGAGCAGGAAGACCACCAGTTTCTAGTGCAGAACTTAAACCGGAATTAAATCTCAATGGATATGAGAGTTATTTTACAATAAATGGTTTTGCTGGTTCTCCTAATGCTCAAAAAGATAAGTGTACAAATCTTAATGCTTTCTTTGTAGATATTGATGGACGTAAAGATTTAAAAGAGTTGGAAGAAATTAAAGAAAAATTTAATCCTTCTTTTATAGTAGAAACAAAAAGAGGTTGGCACATCTATTGGCTTTTAGATGAACCTATTATTAAAAATGATTGTACTGATGAAGAATGGAAAAAAGCTATTACTCAATGGGAGAAAATTGAATTAGCTATTGTAAAAGAATTTAAAGCTGACCCTGTTGTAAAAGATATACCTAGAATTTTAAGAGTACCAAATACTTATTACTGGAAAAAAAGTGGAGACCAATGGAAGAAAGGAACAGAAGGAGTATTTGAAATAATAGGAATATATAAAAACACTTCTCAAAATTATTCAATGGATGAGATTGAAGAAATAATTAATATTGAAGAAACTCCGACAAGTATTATTGATGTTGCTAAAGATAAATCAAAAAGTTTTGCTGACGCTGAAAAAAATAGTTTTTTCGAACGTGTCAACGAAGAATTTCCTATGGAAGAAAGGGATAGTTTTAAAAAATTAATTAGCAATGACCCTACAAGTTTAATTGATGATGTTGGTAGAAATAATACTTTGTTAATTACAGCTTCACTAATGAAACAAGCTCACTGGACTGTTGAAAAAGCTATTGCACATATTGATAAAGTTGGTTGGCACGGTATAGAAAAAGAAAATGGTGGAGCAAATGAAATTGTAAATACTATTAATAGTGCTTTTGAAAAAGGTTATACTTTCTCGACTAAGAATAAAGTTATTGATTTTAATATGTCTCCTGCTGAAAACCAAAGGATACAAATGACTTACACTAAAATTATTAAAGAAAGAAGAGAGCAAGATAAAGTACGCTATTCAAATTATGAGCGTGAAATATTAATTAACAATCCTAATTTAAGAAAAAATGAAATTGGAATTATTTATCAATACGTTAAAGGAGTTTATAAAGAAATGTCCGAACAATCTATTTATGATTTAATATTTAATGGATTATATGACGATTTACTTTGGGGATATAGAACTAGAAAATGTGTGAGTGATAAAATTGCTTGTTTGCTTTCAATAATTCCACTGCTAGTAATTACAGATGATAAAGGATATATAGCTAATGTAAAAAATGGTTTACTGAATATTAGAACTAGAAAATTATCTCCACACACTCCTGAATTTGTATCTTTGATACAGTATCCAGTTGTGTATGACCCTGAAGCTAAATGTCCTACTTGGACTAAATGTATGGCAAGTTGGATGACAGGTCCGGAAGAAAAAGAAAAAATCAGACTGCTACAGCAATTTTCTGGATACTGTTTATCTTCTTCAATGCTTTTCGACCGTGCTTTATTTATGGTTGGAGATGGTGGTAATGGTAAATCAACTTTTATAGATACAATTGCTATGGTAATTGGTCCACAAGCTACTTCTAGTATTGACCTTGAAGGATTATATGGTCCATTTGGTATGAAAGGTTTGGTTGGTAAAAGATTAAATATAATTGAAGAAGTACACGGGAATTATTATCAAAGTAATAAACTAAAAAAATTAATTTCCGGAGAAATGGTAACGATTGATATAAAATATAAAGACCAATATACTTTCAGACCACAAGCTAAATTTGCTTTCTCTGTAAATTTATTACCTAGAGTTGATGATACTTCCACAGCTACTGAAAGAAGAATATGTTGCTTACAATTTCTAAATAACTATAGAGACAATCCTAATTATGATTTACGTTCTTCTGTTGGATTACTTGCTCAAGAATTATCCGGGATATTAAATTGGATGATTGATGGAGTAAATGATTTGTATGAGAATAAAGAATTTGTAACTACTGCTGAACAAACAAGGATGTTAAATGATTATAGAGAAGAGAACTCTTCTGTTGAAGGTTTTCTATCTCAATGTATACTTATTAAATCTGATAGTAATATTGAAACACCTGATTTGTATGCTGAATATAAAAAGTGGAGTGAAAATGCTGGTGGTAGAAAAACTAAAGCTAAGATTACTTTTACAAAAGAAGTTATTGCTTATGGAAAGAAAGATAATAGATTTGGTTATAATGAAAGAGTAAATGGAAAAGGAGAAGCAACTTTTGCTGGAATAGAATTAAATCCATTATGGTTAAAACAATGTGAACCTCAAGGTGGACTTTATAATACTTACCCTAATTTACCTAGAAAATAATATGATACCTAAAAAAATAATACCACCAGACCAAACTGGAAAAAAATGGAAAATGTCTGAAAAAGGCAAAAATAATATAAGACTTGCTAAATTAGGTAAAAAGTTTTCGGATACTCATAAAAAAAATATTAGTGAAGCACATAAAGGGATAAAATATCCAAATAGAAAATCTCCTACTCCACGAACTAATTTACACAAAGAAAGATTAAGTAAAGCTCTTAAAGGAAAAAAAGGGAAAAAACATTCTATTGAAACAAAAATGGAGATGAGTAGGACAAGAAAAGGTAGAAAAGCTTCTATTGAAACAAGAAAAAAAATGAGTCTTAATATGCAAGGAAGAAAAAATAGGTTTTGGCAAGGTGGAATAAACACTATAAATATGAAGATAAGACGTTCTTTAGAATATAAATTGTGGAGAGAGGCTGTTTTTGAAAGAGATAATTATACGTGTATTTGGTGTGGAGCAAAAAGTTGTAAAGGAAAAAAAGTTGTATTGAATGCTGACCACATTCAACTGTTTTCAACACACCCCGAATTAAGATTTGCAATAGATAATGGGAGAACTCTTTGTAAGCAATGTCATTATAAAAGACATAGTAAAAAAATATATGCATAAACCTTATAAACATCAAAAAAAAATATTAGAAGAAAATAAAAAAAAGTGTGGTATTTTCACAGGTACTGGCAGTGGTAAGACTTTTGTAGCATTAAAATTAGCTGAAGGTTCTACTCTTGTAATATGCCCAAAACAGCAGCGTGACGATTTTACTTGGCAAAATAATGCAAAAAAATTTAATATAAATATAGATTTGAAAGTTATCAGTAAAGAAGATATTAGAAAAATGTGGGATACATTACCGGCCTACAAAACAATTATCATTGATGAGTGCCATAATAATTTAGGAGTTTCTCCAGCCTATGTTCAAAAGAATAAAATTCAAAGACCAAAGACTTCTCAAATTTTCGAAGCTACTCAAAAGTTTATTAAAAAATATGAACCAAAAAGATTATATTTATTATCAGCTACTCCAGTTCCAAAACCAATGAGTATGTGGGGGATAGGAATTTTGTTTGGTCAAGACTGGGATTTTGGAGAGTTTCGTAGAAAATATTATGTAGAAATTAGAATAGGTGGATTGAGAAGAATTTGGATACCGAAAAGAGATGATGAATCGAAACAAAATTTAGCAAAATTGATACAAAGATTTGGCTATACTGGTGGATTAAATGATTTCTTTGACGTTCCAGACCAAACCCATAAAACAGTCAAAATTGAGCTTAGCGGAGAGCAAAAAAAAGCAGTGAAAGAGATGACCTTATCTGAAGCAGACCCACTTGTGAGACGCTCAAGGCTCCGTACGATTGAAAATGGAGTGCTCTACGGGAAGAAAATAGAAGAATTAGAAGGAAAGATAGAAATGATGACTAATATGACTACTATTTACAAGTCTCATAAGATTGATTACATCCTTGAAAGAGCTCAAGAGTTCCCTAAATTACTAATCTTTGCAAACTACACTGCTCAAATTGAAGAGATAGCAAAGCAGTTAAGAAAAGCAGAGTATAGAGTTTCAACATTGACTGGAGCTACAAAAGATAGAAGTTTTATTCAGAGAGTTGATAAGAGTCCAGAACCACATATTATAATTGCTCAAAGTTCTATATCATCTGGATATGAACTTCCGACTTTCCCTTGTGTGATTTATGCTAGTAAATCTTGGAGATATGTAGATTACGAACAGTCAACTGGAAGAGTTCTCCGAGCTAATCATTTAAAAAAGAATTTATACATACATCTTGTAGTTGAAGGTTGTGATAAAGATTGCCACGATACCATTATGAGTGGGCAAGATTTCCAAGAAAGATTAACATTAAATATATGATTTCAAGAAAAAATAAACTCCCTAAAAGTGATTGGGGAAAAACTAGAACAAGTAAATTCACTAAAACAGAAGTAGAAACAACAGAAGAAAAAAAAACTAGAATGACAAAATTTAAAAAAGAAAGTAATAGAGAATATTTAGAAGCAAAAGCAAGGAAAAAAAGTATGCCAATGAAACCTTTGCTAAAATATAAAGCAAAATAATTAAATGTATGAAACAAAAAATAACATTAGAACAATGGGATGAATTAATTTTTAAACAAAAGAAAACTTTTGTAGGTAAAAGAAAATCAGGAGGTATGAGGGAAAGGGAAATTGATATTTTCTTTTCTTGGACTGAATTTGGAAACATAGGAGAAATGATAGAATTTTTAGGAGATGATTTAACTGATATGGTATATAATATAAATGATACTAAAGTAGATGATTGGTGTGTTCATTATGAATTTAATAATCCTAAAACAGGAGCAGGTTTTTGTATGAATTATGACGAACTTTGTGATGCACTTTGGGAAGCAGTGAAAAATAAATTAGAAATATGAAAAATAAATAATATGAACAATGAACAAATATTAAAAAAAGCTATTAATAAAGCTGTTATAAATGGTTGGAAGTGGGGAGAGGCTGTTTCTGATAGTTTGTTTGGAAAAAATGGTGTTTATGTAGAAAATGCTATAACCTCATATTCTATTATATTCACACACGACTTCGCAAAAGCATTTTGGGGTGATGATATAAATAGAAGAGAAATTACAGATGAAATAGGAACAACTTATTTTATGGCTAGAAATGATTGGACTTATCATCTTCAACAAATGGTACTAGAAGAAAATCCTATTAAATATTTAGAAAAGTTTATAACTAAATAATATGAAAATAGAAGCAAAATACACTACTATACTGGAACAATATTTTAAAAACAAAGTATTTTATTGCTACTATGAGGTGAAACAAACAAGTACAAAATCGTTCCAGTTTAGTAAGATAAGAAAATGTCAAAAAGAAGGTATGCCAGCAGTAGAAAAAAGTGGCTTAGTATGGAAATTTTCAGATGAAACAAGTCGTGAGAAACCAATTGACGGTCAAAGTGCACCACCATTACCAACTTACTTGATTATATTATTTAACAAAGAAGAATTTTGTTTTGTCCCCCAAAATGAAATTGCTAAATTAATTAAGCAGGGGGAAGTTTCCATCTCTAGGTCGAAGGCGGAAGAATTATCAGACAAAATTATAAAAATAAAATAAAAATATGAATTATAAAGATATAAAAGAAATAGAAAAAGAAATATTTTGCAATTTAATAAAAAAAATAAGAAAATCTATAGAATTTGAAATTGAAAGAGAAGAACATTGGAATAAATGGTGGTCTAAAGAAAATCAAAAAGGATACATTGAGGGTCAAAAAAGTATTTTACAAATGTTAAACTAAAATAAAAATATGCCTAAAAAAATAGTAAAGAGAAAAAAGATACCATTGGTCCGAATCAATACAAGATTAAGACCAAGCCAACATAAATATATAAAAACATTGGCTAAAAAAGAAAAAGTTTCTGAAGGAAAAATCTTTAGAACTCTCATTGACAATTTTATTCATTCCACTAAAAAATAAATATATGGAAGAGACAAATGTATATGAAGAATATGCAGTGCTAGACGCACAAATTAAAAACTTAACTAAACAGAAAGATGAAATAAAAGTTTTGATAGTTGAGAACTTAGAAGAAAATAACGAAGAAAGTATTGAAACAGCAGTTGGTAAATTTACCATTTCTAATTTAAAGACTTGGACTTACACTCCAAAGACAAAAGAAATGGAGGAAAACTTTAAAGCTCAAAAAGCTAAAGAACAAAGTACTGGTGACGCTACTTTCACAGAAAAACCTTCACTAAGGTTTACACAGATAAAACTTTAATTAATATATATAACCCGCAAATTATATGAAAAAAACAACAAAGACTACTGTAAAGAAAAAAGTAGCACCAAAAAAGAAAATTAACAGTATAAGGAAGCCTGAAATGCTCTCCTACGCAATTAAAATGGTTATACCTACAGTTCAGTACGGTAATGTTCAACCAGAAATCATTGTAAAAGCTAATTCTCCGGAAGAAGCTCACGATTTCATTGTTCCACATATGAATAAACTTTGGAAAGAATATTATTTAGTTGATGGAAAAAGACCTGTACCAACTCCACCTGCTCCAGTTGAAGTAAAAGAAGTAGAAGCAAGAAAGATTGAAATAAAAAAAGAAGGTAAAGAAGTTTCAACTACTCCTATTCCAGAGATAAACAAAACATCTCCAATTAGTAGTGTTGCTTTAATAAAAGCTACTCAAGCTATTAATTCTTGTTTGAGTAAAGAAGCATTAGATATAATTATTAAGCAAGTAAGTGTATCGGTTAAACTAACTGATGAAGATAAGTTAATTCTACAACCTTTACTAGATGAAGCTTATAAAGAACTAAATGAAAAATTCTAAACTACTATTACCAAAACCCCATTTATCTTGGTCCCAAATGAATTGCTGGATTTCCAGCAAGGCTAGGTTCCGTAGAGAATATTTTGAAGCTGGTAAAAAATTAGATACTAGGTATCTTAGGTTTGGAAAAGGAATTGCTAAAATGATTGAAGACGGTACATATAAAAAAATACTTCCAGAATTACAAGTTTGTGAAATTAGTGAGTATAAAATAAATACTGATGTGTGTGGTGTACCAATTTTATCTTATATAGATGATTACGACCCTAAGAATAATGTTTTCCGTGAAAAGAAAACTGGTAAACATCCTTGGACCCAAGCTAAAGTTATTAAACACGGTCAATTAATTTTCTATGCTACAGCTTTAAAACATAGCATTGGTAAAATGCCGGATTACTGTGACTTAGATTGGATAGAAACTAAGGACGGTAAGAAAGAAGTCGATGACTTCTGGAGAGAAAATGAAAAAATAGTCCAAGTGACTGGAAAAATACAGAGTTTTCATAGGGAATTTGACGAAAGAGAAATAGAGAAAATGGAAAAACTCATTGTCAAATCTGCTAATGAAATTAGCGAAGCTTATAAATCATTTTTAAAAGAAATTTAGTATGAAAATAACAAAAGAAGAAATACAAAAAAAGACTCAAGAAAAAGCTACAGCTATCCAAACATTGTGTAAACAATTGGAAGTTGTAATTTCAGCTGAGCAAATGATTACAGAAAAAGGATTTATTAAAAATGCTGTTTATTATACTGATACTGAAAAGTATGATGTAGAAGAACAACTTAACCCAAAAACAGATGAAATTAAAAACACAACTCCTAATGTTGAAAAAACAACTCTTGAAGATAAGAAAGTTTAGACCTCCTTTGTATACTAAAAAGGAAATGAAACTTAGTTTTGAGTTTGGTCTAGTCTTATCTGAAACTGCTAAAGATTTGAATATTAAAATTAAACAAGAAATAGTATTAGAAGCAGAAAAGATTTTTTTAAGAGAGTTAAAAATTAATGGTTTACACAAAGTAGCCATAAACTTTACACCTCTTATGATAGCAATACTTGAATCAGCGAGATAAATAGAAAACAAAAAAGAAACACCCAGCAAAAGCTAGGTGTTTTTTCTTATATTTAATTCCCTCTCTCTTTTTGAAATTCTTTCATTTGTTCTATTAGAAGTTTAGCTCTAGCTTTATCTCCAGTAGCTCCAGCACGTCTTATAGCTGCTTTAAACTCTGTCATCCTTGCCTCTGTATCCTGATTGTAAAATCCTCTTGAATAAGAAGGTTTATAAGGAACTAATTTGCTAGATACGAAACCTAATCCTCTTTCAAGTCCAGAAGGATTAGTTCCTTGTTTAGTATATTTATATTGAGAAGGAGATAAATTTCCAACTACAGGAACATTAGCAGCTGGTAAATTAGCTTTTGCCCAAATACTTTTTTCTCCTTTTGCTCCACCAAATATCTTACCCGGATTTAATTTATCTAAATCATTAAGTAATCTAAGATTTCTTAAAATTTGAGCAGTTTTTTTAGGCATATTTACACCTAAAAAATTAGTTTGTTCTCCCGGGTATCTTTCAATATCTTGATATTCATCTAAAGAATTTTTCCAAAAAGATGAAGTATTTGTCAAAGTTTCTATTGGAGTTTTTAATATTGGAGTTAACATCGCCATTAAATTTGGAAGTGGTTGTGACAAGAAATCCATAGCTTGATAAGATGGTAACCAATTTCCTAACAAGAAATAATTATAAGATTTATCTTCTTCATTATAATTTATTCTCATTGCTGTATTATTTTTAATATAATCTGAAAGGTATTTTTCATTAGCAGGGTCATCATCACCCATTCCTATATTTTCAACTGCTTGAATAACTTTTTCAATACCAGCAAATTTACCGGGTTGTTTTATTAAATTTTCTAATTGTAATGGGACATTCTTTCTAGTAAAAGTATAAAAAGGCATAAGTCTTTTTAAAACATTTTTTTCGTAAAAAGTTAAATCACCATAATCAAATAAGAATTTTTTAACTTGTAAAGCAGCATCTGTTATTGTTTCTCCTTTTTTAAGTTGATGTATAAAATTAGCAAGCCTAGCATTATTTTCAACAGCTGAACCTACTGCTCGATTACCTCTAAAAAGAGCATTATTTTGTGAAAGTGGATTGAAATTTTTTCCTCCCATTTTTGAAGTAACTGTTTCTGCTATATCTCCACCATACCAACCTTTATTTACTACTCCAGTTTTTTTAGCTTCTTCCATAATTGATTTAGAAGTCCATTTTCTTCCTATATCATCAACAAAATTAAATTTTTTACCTAATTGGACTTTAGTAGCATCTTTATATAATCTAGGGTCAATTACTCCAGCAAGAAAATTATTCCAAACATTACTAATTGAATTTCTTAAATGATAAGAAGGTGAAATAAGAGCTTGACCTTTCCACCAGTTTTGAACAGTATCAAAAACTTTAAATACTTTTTTTATTTCATCAGGGCTTAATGCTTTAAAATATTCATCTAAATGTTTAGCAACTTGTGGTTCAAACTTTAATCCTTTTAATTCTGGTATAGCTGTTTCAATACCATCTTTTACAGAAAATTTAGCAGCACCTTCAAAAAATTCTTTACTTGTTACAGCTTTAGCATTAGCTACTCCTCTATAAGCAAGCTGAACTGCAGGATTTTCTTGAAACATTGTTTTATTAAAAGCTTTATTAATTTCTGAAACAGTAGCAGGTTTTACTCCTTCTCCTACTTTATATATTTTATCTTTAGAATCTTTGAATAAACTTCCTACTACTTTTTTATTTTTTATTACATCATCTACTTTCTTTAACCCAAGGTCATCAGCTGTACCAATAACACCTTTACCAGATTCATCTGCAAATCTTAAAATAGTTCTTGGTTCAGATGAACCTAATTTTGCAGTCCAAGGTTTTATATTAAGTATTTCAGCAGCTTTTTGACCTTTTGCTGTCTTTATATGAGGTATATAATTAGTTATTTCTTTGTCTAAAAGTCCTAATTTTTTTTCAACATCAGCAAATTCTTTATAAGTTACTTTTAATTTATCACCTATTTGTTTTAAAACAGGTATATTTGGTTGGGTTCCTGTTTCTAAATAATTTGCCACCTGCATAATATCATCAGGTTTCATACCTTTTATTGTTTTTTGAATTGCTTTTGCATCAGTAAAAACTTTATCTTTTCTATAAGCTAAAAGGTTATCCATTTTTGTTTTAAGAGCATCGAACGCAGGATTACTTGTAGCTGTACTAAATAAGTTTTTTGATTTTTTAATAGTGCTACCAACTAAAGGAAGTTTTTTCATAGCTACACCTGCTTTACCAGTTGCTTTATAAGCTGCTGCAGATTGTTTAGCAGATAGTAAAGGTTTCCCTGCAAATTGTAAAAAACTTCTTTCACCTTTTAAAGCTTGTTCTACCTTAGTTGCTCCTAATACTGCATCATCAGCTTTTAGTCCAGCTTTTATTAAATCATCAGAAAATTTAGAACCAGCTTTAATAGTTACCCCAGCTTTTTTTAAAGCACTTGCTTTTTTAACTGTTTTACCATATGCAGTTAAACCACCAGATAAATAAGTAAGTGGGTCAAATCCAATATCCATTACTAAACCCATTATTGCTGCAGTTTTTGGATGATTTGGTAAATCTTCTTTTAAAATATCATTAAAACTTCTGGTATTTTTACCAGTTATAGCACCAACTAAATCAGCAGGGACAGATTTAAAAGCTTCTTTATCTCCACGTGAATATTTTCTTGTTGCTTCCATAATAGTAGCTACTCCTATAACTGGTTTTTCTATTTGAGCACCAGCCCAACGTAAAACTCCTTGTTTTGGTTCATCTTTTGTTTTTGGTTTAATAAAATCAGGTACAAGAGGGTTATTAGATAATTTATCTGCTGATGTTGAGGTAGCTGTATTTTCATTACTAACAGAGTTTGAAATAACTGTATTTTTTTTATTAACAAAATCTTGAAAAGAACCTGAACTAGGTGCTGTATTAGAAACAGAACCTGTATTAGTAGGTATGTTTTGTTTATTTTTAACAAAATCTTGAAAAGACATAAAATATTATAATTAATTACTATACCAATTAGGAAAAAAGGTACGAGGACTTAGTCCTGCATTTTGTATTTCAACTGCTAATTGGTCTTCAGTCTTTTCCTGTGCTTGTGGAGAAGCTAGGTACTCCCACATAAGAGCAGTTGTTTCAGATGTTGAATTAGTATCTACTTTTGGTTTTAAATAAGAAGGGAGTTTATCTACATCTCCCGGATTTATATAATTTGTTGGTGGATAATCTTTTACAAAATCTTTCATTGAATCACCATTTTTTTCAGCTATAAAAGCTTCTTTAATATATTCTTCCCAATTTACATATCCATCTTCACCTCTAAGAATATTAAGAGGAGCTTTAGAACTTCCTAATGAACTTCTACTGTTAGCTTGGCTAACAGCTGTGGTAGCTTTATATTGTCTTATATTTTCGTCTGTTCTAAAAATTTCATCTTCTCTGTCTTGTTCTCTTTTTCTTTCAGCTTCTGCTTTTTCTAATCTTGTAAATACATCTTTCAAAACAGGGTCATAAATTCCAGCATAAGTATTTTCAACAGCTTCAAGTTCTCTAGGACTATAAGCAATACCAGATTTGTTTCCAACTTTGTAAGGGTCAGTTTCTCCAACAGCAATATCATTACGAGCATTATTTAAATCTCGAGCTCTATTAGTAAGTCTTTCACTTGATTCATTTGGATTAGTTATGGCATCACCGGCATAATTAGGAATTTGTCCGGTTCCTTTTGGAATTTTATTTCCTAAATAAATTGCATATTCTTCTGGTGACATTACTTCACCAGTTTTAGGGTCTCTGTATTTTGCATACAAATCTTTTTTAGGAGTTTCAGGAGATACAGGTGGTGTAGGAGCTGCAACACCTGCACCAGTAAAAATAGGAGGATTAGCAGAAGGAGGAGTAGCAGATTTTGTTTTCCAATCTTGTGGATAATCAGTATTTCTTCCATCATAAGGAGAAATTGTTTCTCCTACTACAGAAGAATTTCCACCAATATTATTTGGTGTTGTAGTTTTTGTCCCCATATTAAAGAGGTTTGCTAGTGGATTATATGGCATATATTTATAGTTTATTTTCGTAACCTGTTTGAATAAGTTTATTTCCTTTATTTGTAAGATATCTAGCAGCTCTAACATTTGATTCTGAACTTCTTTCAGTATTTCTAGCACCTTGGAAATTATATTTACTAGGTGAGTAAATGCTTGATAGATTAGTAGAATTAACTCCACCTCTAGCAACTTTAGGATTGTAAGTATTTCCACCTAAATTGTAATATTTATTTAAACCTTCAGCAGCTTTATTACCATAATCATATTGAAAATCACTAGCAGTTTTACCAATACTACCAGCATATTTACTTTTATTATAAGCTTCGTCTTGAGAGTATGCTTTAGCTAAATTCTTTTCTTTTTGAACTCTAGCACCAGAAAAAAGCACACCTTTATTAGCAGCTTGTTGGTCAGATTTTATTTTGTCTGACTCAAAAGATTGTCCTGCATTTACTAAATAGTTTTGATAATCAGCTTGGTCTTGAGCCATTTTAGATTCTGCATCAGCTGTTTCTTTTTGTTGTAAAGCTTCATAATAAAGTCTATTATCTTCATTTGCTTTTGAAAGAGCTTCTTGTTGTTGGTCAGAACTAAAAGGTTTACCATCCCAATCTTTAATACCAGACCAATTACCTGTTTCCAAAGCATAAGTGATATCTTCCAAAGAACTTCCTCCATTTAATAAATCTTGGATTGCAGGAGATGAAGGAATAGCTGCATCATAAGTCTCTTTAATTTGTTTTTCTTCAGCTTCTTCAGGAGTTAATCCTTCTTCTGTAGGTGATTGATAACCAAAAGTTTTAGTAGCATAGTCTAAATTAGCTATATCTGTTGCTGATTTATTTGGTTTCAATGCAGCTGCATCTAACTCACTTATTTGCTTTGTTGTTAATCCCGGTATATTATATGGCATATATTTATATTATTATTTATTTTTTAATTTATTTATTTCTTCTTGCAATTGATTAATTCTAGTAGCAAGAATTAAATAGATATCTTGTTTACTTTCATACATACCAATCATTTGACCTTCAAGCATTTTTTTAGGCTTTAAACCCATAGTTTCTAGTATTTTAGGTACCTCTACTCTTTCTCTTTTAGCTAATTTATATTCTTCAGTATCATTTTTCATAGGGTCAAAGTCAACCATATCATCACAAGGGTTCATCATCTTATCGATGACTTCTTTTTTATAAATCTTTTTTCTTTCTTCGAAAGAAATTTTTTTGTCTAAATATTTTTTAATCATATAATTTTAATAAGCTGTCATATCAAATGAGCCATCCCAAGTTCCATCCCCCGGAGTTCCTCTAAATTGGTCCGTAGCACCACTGGCATAATTTACTATGTCTCCTCCTGAACTTGGATTAGATGTTAATGGTTCTAAATTTAATTTTCCACCATAAATATTATCCCAGTAGTATGAAGTACTTCCTAAATTAGCAGTACCACTTGATGGAACGATAGAAGTTGCATTAGCAGTTGCTCCTAAATATTCCCAACTTGGAACACCACTTGAACTATATTTTAAAAATTGTTGAGAACTTCCTCCACTAGGGATTTTATTTTGTCCTGATAACGAAGAACCATTCCATTCAAGAGTACCTCCATCATTTTCTAAATATTTTCCATCAGTTCCTAAATACAAACGACCCCAGCCATAAGATGAATCGCCAAGATAATAATTTCCGTCAGAGCTAGGTACTGTATTTTGTGCAATTTTTAATCTAGTACCATCACCAACTATATACCCAGATACATTTGAAACAACAACGTGAGTTGCATTCGTAGTAAAAGCTGCTGTTCCCCCACCAAAACCATCTTCCTGCCAAGTTCCTAATACAGTTGAACCATCTCTTATTTGAATAGAAGCTTCTTGAATATTTACATTAAAATCTACAGTTCCTGTTTGTAAAACTGAACCAGTAATAGTTGTACCAGTTATTGTAACAGCATCTAAAGAACCTGCTGTTATATTTCCTATATTAGCAGTGATTGCAGATAATACACCTACATTCATTTTTGAAGCATCAATAGTATTTGCTAAAATATTATCAGCTACAACTTGGTTAGCTTCAGTAGTATTATAAGTAGCATCTGTTGTATCATCTTCAGCAACAGCAATAAGTACTTTACCAATTCCAACGGATTCAGAAGAAGTTGTTGTTGTTTGGTAAGCAGTTTCAGAAGTGCCTAAATCTAAATAAATATAAGTTTTAGCTGACATATTACCGGTATTTCCAGAACTAATAGAGTAAGGAGTACCATCAGCAGAAGTGAAAGTTCCTGAAGTCCAAGATACAGTATTTGCATCAGTAGAAGTAAAAGCACAAGTTTGCCCCCAACCCCAATTTGAAACATCAAGAGTAGTTGTAGGATAAGTTCCCGGTTCAAGTTGTCCTCCATTAATTAAAACATTACCAGTATTTATATCTTGAGCTGCACCACCAGAAGGAATTGAAAAAGGTTCTGCATCAGAAGAATCTGTAGACATAAAAGCAGCACCTTGAGTTTCACCACTCTGGTCATTATCTCTGTAGAGATACCTGTCTAAATATAATTCTGATAATTGCATATTAGTTTTCTTCGAAACCAGCATCTTCCAAAAGAAGAATTTCGGTTCCATTAAATATTATTGGGGTCCCTGTAGAATTCCCATTTATTCTTAGTCTTATTAAATTAAAATCTTTTGTTTTTTCACTAGGAAATAATCTTGCATAATCTGATTTAAGTGTACCAATATTATGCCATACATTTACATCTTCTTTATTAACTTGATACTGAACAACAGCACCTGCAGCGTTTTCACTCATAATTGCTAAACCACTTAATTTTTTTGAATGAGAATACATATCAGTAAATGAACGCCATCTATCAATCATTTCGTAGTAAATAGAATTATCGAAATCAGTATTTCCTGTATCTAATTTTCCAACTAAACCAGTTGAAGTTCCTGCGATTTGTTCAATAGTAGTTCCATCATCATAACGAATTAAAGCTGTAATTCCTATACTAGCGAAATCATAAATAGTCCACACTTGAGTAGACAAAGTATATCTTAATTGACAGTTAGCATAAGCAACTCCTTCAACAGTAATTGGACCAACAGACCATTTAATAGAATCAGTTCCGTCATAAACACCAACTACATTTTCATAAGAAGTTCTTGGTATAGCTTTTACAAAATCACTAATTCTACGAGAAATTTCAGTAGG